TTACCGCGTCGCCATACAGATCCAAGAACTGCTCGACGCTCACTGCGTCGTAGTAGTTGGTGCCGCGCGCCACTGGCGCCTCGCGAGCCGTCGTAAACCATGCCCCCGCCAACCCACCGGCGATGGCTATACATAAGCCGATCAGTAAATATCCAACGATACGCTTTTTCATTCGATCAATCCCTCCGCGATCTCATTCATGCGCGCAATGACATCCGCCCCCCACATCTGGGGCACGGCATACTGGATCAAGGCAATCTCCTCGGGCGTGAACGTGGCCCAGCGATCCTCATGAATGCTGGCTGCCAATGCAAAGGCGAAGGCTCGCGTCTCCTCGGTCTCGGTCTGGTCAGAAAAAACGAGAAAGAGAGAGCGTTGGATCACCTCCTTGATGGTGAGCTCATAGCGTGAGATCTTCTGCAGCGGGTACTCATATTCCAGGATGCTGGGATCCAGCAGTGGGACCTCCATCTCATCCCGCGCCACGGGCGTCTCTCTGGGCAGCGCTAGTCCCACCGCAGCGGCGAGCACCAGCACCGCTGCGATCACGACGACCTGGTAGATCTGGAACGATATATGGATCTCGACGCGCTTGGTCATAGTTATCCTCACGATCCCAACGTCCTATAGCGTATCTGCAGCTTGCCCTCGCCCTGCGACGCTGCGCCTTGGTTCCACGTCGCGATGATGGGCGTGTCGGTGGCCACGTACTCAGCGCCGCCGCCGATCAGCTCCGCCCCCGCGCCGGCCTTGGTGAGGCCGTGCTCGTGGTTGGCCACGAGCCAGTCAGTATCTCCGGCCTTGCCGACCGCGAAGAGCGTCAGTGCGTCCCAGGGCGTGGTCCGGATGACGACGCGCTCTGTGATCACGCTACCCGCGGGAATCGTCCCGATGGCCCCGGTCGTGTCCGTGTAGGCCAGGTCGACCTCCAATACCAGATCGTCGACCGTGTCGTATCCGGTGACCGCTACCTCGTGTTCGGTGTGTCGCGCCGCGCCGCTAACGGGCATGATCCACCTCCTATACCTCCAGGGTAATGAGCACCGTCGCGTCCGTCGCTGCGCCGGTGTCCCGGATGAACGATAGGTTGATGATGTTGGTATTTCCGAGAACCTCCATCGGCGGGGAGGCGTCTTCCGGGAGCATATGCCCCAGGGTCTGAGTCGGATCGGTGCCGTCCCATCGGTAGCGGACGGCGGCGCCAATCGCCGTGATGAAAGCCCGCTCGGCCTTCTTGAGCTGTGCAGCGGTAAAGCCGAAGTCGGCGTGATCGATGTCCTTCGCCGCGGTTGACACCGTGGCGCTGGCGCTCACAGAGCTATTAGTAGTTTGGATGTTGCTCGCCGTCATCGCGTTCCACCGATTTGTAGAGCGAGCTCTGATACCCGCAGCCGTCGCTGTAGCTCAAGCTGGGCCTCAGATCGCTTCGGCGTATCCTCCGGTGGTGTCTCGACTATCGCGTGCAGCGCTTCGGCGGTCGCCTCGAAGGCACCGGCAAGCTCGACGACCACGTCGGCCCCGGCAGTGCGCAGCAGGTTGCCCTCGCGTAGCTCGCGGGCCATCTCCTGGAAGCGCTCGACGAAGCCGGTCAGTGTGACATCAAGAGCGTCGGCGTCTTCACTGCCTTCGCTGTCACTGGCAACGTTGCCAGTGACATTCCCAGGCAATGCCATCCCCAGAGCACTCTTGAGTGCCTGGACGCTGGTGAGCGGGTTCATGCCCAGCGGGACCGGCGAGATCTCGTAGAGCTTGATCTTGTAGATGTGGCGGATCCCATTGTCGGCCCACTTGAAGTCCACGGCACGGTAGCCGATGGAGCCCTCATTGAGCGCCCCGTCTTTCATCAGTTCCCATACCTCGTTCCCCCAGAAAGTTCCTAAACTCAGGCGTCCCTTGGCATAGAGTCCTTCATCGTCCTCCTTGAGGATGTCCGGCGTCGGCCCTATGAGCTTCATCCAGTCGTGAGCGTAGAAGACCTTGATCCGGTCCCCCCGCTCTTCGAGCGTGTCGAGGAAAGAACCCTCGTGGATCACGTCCATGCCGTCGTCGACGTTCTCGAAGACGCTGAAATGCCCTTCGTAAATCCCCTTGTCGCCGTCGGCCTTCAAGTCCTCCAGCACAGCTTTGTATTCCAGTTGTTCAACTCCCATCTGATACCTCCGTCATGCCCTGAGTTATGGGGTCGAGGCTAAAGCCGACCTCTATCCGCCCCTTGATGTCATCAATCTCGATCTGGCCCGCGTAAATGATCAAGCGCCAATCGCACACATAGCCCGTATCGGTCTTCTCAACCTCAGTCTCTACGGTCCAGCTAACGGTCACTGCGTTCGCCATGTACGCCCCTACCCAAACGGGCAGGCCCCGGCCTTCTCGGCCTCGGCCACGGCGCCGGCGTCCACCGGCGCGTCGTACTCTGGCGCCAGCGCCCGCACGCAGTTGGGATGGCAGAGCGGGTGCTCTTGCGCCCATGAGAGAGACACAACCTTGCCGTTGATGGCCTTGCAGAACTCATGTGAGTTCTCGAAGCCATCGTCCAGAACCAACACGCGGTCCACGCCGGTCGCGCCGTAGCGCTCCGTGGTCGCGTGATTCTGAGCCGTCCCGAGCTCCGTCCGAGCTACCATCCGCGCCCGCTGCTCCGGGCTCAGGTGGATCATCGCCCCGGAGGGACCCCGGTACGTCAGGCCGCCGACCGTCTCCGCCAGGCCGGGGATGCCGGCCTCCGGATCCCCGGCGACAATGTGATCGATCGACCAGCCGCGCTCGTAGCCCTCGGCCAGGATCTCGCGCACCCCGTTGAGGGTGCCCTCGCTGATCAAGGAGATCCGGTCCCCCAGCGTCTCCACCACGGAGACCACCGCCGGATCATTGCGCGTGAAGAGGAGCTCCACGCCGAGGGCCTGGTTCCACGTCTCCCAGGACTCCTCTATGATCGTGTAGGTCCAGAAGCCGAACACATTGAGCAGCCCATCGAAGTCGTCATCCTCGAACAAACCGGGCAGCGTCAGCTGCTCCGCTTTGCCGTTTGGCGCCTCAAGCCCACACACCGTTGTTGGGTCGAACTGCCCCGGCTCCCACCCGGCGCGCTTCCACGATAACACGGCCGACCGCAGGCCGGCCTCGCTAAGTGCGCGCGCCCGGCTGACGACCACGGCGGCCAGATCTCGGAAGAAGCGCTCGACGTCTGCAGCCATCCGCACCTCGGAGCCCTTGCGAATACTCTGCAGGACCCTGGCCAACGTCGCCGCAGCGGCCCGACGCGCTGCGGCCGGATCCGAGGCCTTCGACTCGGCAGCGCCGAGGGCTTTGCTGCTGTCCTCGATGACGCCGGGCTCCGGGATCGTGCTGATCCCGACGAGGAACACGTCGCCGTTTCTGACGCGGGGAAGGCTCAGCGCCTCGCGGGCTTCGTTGCGCATCATTACCCCATTGCGCACCTGGCGGTCGACGTGCTCACCGATCTCCAGGGTCCGTTGCTGCAGAGCCACAACCTTGGAGGTCTCGAAAAGCACGACCTCGCCCTCGCCCAAGCCGAAGTCCTCCGCCAGGGCCAGCGTGAGTGTGCCGGCGAAGCGTCGCCAGAGCGGCGTCAGCGTCTGCTCTGTGAAATAGCGCATCATGCCGCCCACGTTGTTATAGGTCATCTGCTGCATGCCTACCCATAGCATCGCCACGACGGCCGGCACCCGGAAGGCTGCGCTAATTCTGCTTTCAGGAATGTTACGCATTGCGTCGGCGGCCAATTTGTTGATGTCGAAGGAGAGCTGCTTGACGTCCATGCCGCCCTCGAGAACCGCGGGCTTTCCGCGATTCTCGCCGCCGTATTCGTCCGTCCACTGCGTCTTCATCCGGTCGATCTGGAACTGCTCCAGGATCTCGCCGGGTGGAACGACCAAGGCCAGGGGCGGGACGGCGTTGTTCTTCAATAAGGAGAAGGTATAGGCCGTCATCTCGCTATCGAGGTCCACTTCGCGCGCTACAGGGACCAGGGCGCCCATGCCTCGCCACGGCTGCAGCGGATCTGGCGCCCAGATAAAGTGGATCACGTCCTCGCGGGGAATATTGTCTTTGGTCTGCCCCTCAGCATTGATCAATCGGTAGTGGCTGATCAGACGGTCCCCGCCGGGGACGGGTTCCATCTGCCCGTCGTGCAGAGGCCAAAGCTCGGTCACTTGCCCCGCGGCGTTGTGCGTCTTGAGTAGATAGCAGTTGCCGCCGATCGAGGCATACGTGACTACAAATTGCAGGAGGACCTCCAAGCTCATATCCGGATTCGGAGAGGCCAGGAGCCGGCTCAGCGGATGGCTGTGGTCCGGCACGCCGTCGCGGTAGAGATGTGCCGGTGGCTCAGAGAAGCCGAAGGCCAAGGCTTGGACGCAGGCGAAGACCGCGCTGTTCTTCTTGTACCCTTCCTTCGCCAATGTGCGGAAGGAGATGTCCATGAAGCTGTAGCGCAGCCATTTAGGGAAGATTGGCCATGCTGCTGCCTTCACCATCTGGCGCGCGATCCAGAATCGGGCACGCTTGATGAGTTTCATAGGAAGCTTAACCTCACGCTGGGCAACGTAGGCGCACCAGTCGCCACTAGGCAGTAGTTCTCGGCATGCGCTAGGTGATCGGGTGACGATTCAACGTAGCGCGCCACTTGCTGGCCGCCGGGGCCGTCCTCCAGGACCCGGATCGGTGCCTTGAGGTGGTCGTAGTAGTCAGGGATGTCGCGCGCGTTGCCCGGCAGCGTCGCGGTGCCGTCGTAGAACTGGGCGAAGGTCGCGTCGAGTGTGCGCGTTCGGTCTAGGTTGACCACGCCTTGTTTCATGTCCCATTGGGCCTCGTCAGCGTGCTTGGTGCCGGCCTTCTGGTTGACATAGTACGCCGGCCAGACCACCCAGCTCCGGCTCGTGCGCAAATCGGCCTGCAGCTCGCGGACCTTGCGTGTCTCCGGTAGTGCATCCACGACGGCGGTCTCGACGTTGTACTGCCGCATCAGGCGACCCAGCTCTTCGAAGGAGGTCACGGCACCGGCCCAGCGCTGGGGCCGCTCTCCGGTCTCGGCGTCCCGGGGTCCGCGGATCACGATATGGATCAACTTGCCGACGTCGGCGCCCAGGACTGTGACCTCGTCGGGCACGGGGCCGTGGGCGTAATCCCGTCGGCACGCATTGAGGACCAGGTCGGTGAGCTGCCCCCCGGTGGGGGTGTAAGTCACCCCCAGGTCCTGATTATAGGCCTCGCGCCGCTTGGTCTCATTCGTGGTCTGCAGAGCCTCCACAATCTCCATCAGGTTAGCCTGGGCGCTGAAGAGCTTTGTCAGGTGGTAGCCGACGACATCGCGACTCGGGTAGGCGGGTATCCACTCCCCCAAGGCGAGGCGGTCTAGCTCATCACCACAGTGCATGCAGGCGATCCAGGCCCGGCCCTCATCCTGACCGTGCCAGGCGACGGGGCGGCCCAGGGCGTCCCACTCAGTGACCACGTGCTTGATGTCCAATGCCTGCCTATGGCCGCAGTGGGGGCACGGCACGTGCCATTCCCGCTGGTCGCTGAGCATCCATTGCTCGTGGATGCCGCGCTCGGGATAGGTGGGCGTGGAGATCTGGCGCGTCTCGGCGATGGATGAATGCCCCA